ATACACGACTATCAAGGTATGTCTTTCAGTTTGGTAGGCTACAAGAGTAAAGCACGTAAGATGCCTTGGATTGTGCAAGACCTAAAGACAGGCATAGAGTACAAGCTTACTGACGCACAGGCAGAGGAAGGATTCAAGCATGAAAGAGTATAACTTCACACCAGAATTAGCTGTTCAAATTTGTGAGCAGCTAGTTATGGCAGACAATGAGGAAGAAACAGCAGCATGGCAATACCTGATTGACACTGGTTTAGCGTGGAAACTGCAAGGCTACTTTGGACGTACAGCTAAACGACTAATTGACGAGGGGTATTGTACATATACGGATAGAGCAGATATATGATGTAGCAACAAGAGGAATTGGGTACAGTTTATAATTGAGAGGAGAAACTAATGCCATACATACCAAACGAAGAAGAACAAGAACGTACAGATAAATGGATGAAAATTAAAGAGGAGAAAGATAATATCTTGAATACATCTTTTAATAAACTAACTATGAAACAGCAGGGTGCAATCAAAGAATTATGGAGTGCTCTTTATGATTGGGATAACGAACTGACTGAGAACGGTGATTGTTATGCACATACAGAAAGAACGCTACGTAAAACCCGATGGAAGTTGTACCATGCTTTCCCAAATGTAACGCAAAAGGATGAGGAAGATTATGTCTAGTGTATGTCAGAATATCTTAACTATCAGCGGTGGTATCGAGGTCATAACAGCTATCGAAAATGCCTGTGATGATGGTACTTTACTTGAGTATCTTAATCCCATTGGAACATGGGAGTATGAGAAAGCAGTAGAAATGTGGGGCACAAACGCGGAAGCTTACAGCATTGAGTGCAGTCCACCCGAATTAGAGGAAGGAGACTGGTGGTTGCATATCACATTCGAGACTAAGAACTGTCCACCTATCGCTGCATACGAGGCGGCAATGGAGAGGTTAGGTGTAGGACTATCAGCCTCATTCTACAATAGCTCGTATATCTTTATCGGTCTTTTCGATAACGGTAAGTACAACAGATACGAGGTAGACTTTGATGATCAATGGTGGTTCGCAGACATACCTTCTGACTTGAGGTTTGAGTACGACATAGATGGTGACTACGAGTATTACAAAGAGTGTAAGAGAGAGGAGTTAATATAATGATTGATTTTGACCAAGACCCTACAACTAGAGACAGATTGTTTATTCAAATGAGCGCAAACTTTCTGACTGAACGATTACCTGATGAAGCAATTGATTGGGATGAAGATGAGATAGAAGAGTTTGTTGAACGTCATGCGTGGGAACCTCTTGAATATTTTCCTGCATCTGAGGTTGTTGACATGATTGGAAATGCTGCATACTCAGCCCATCAATTTATGAGACAGGAAGTATTAAGACTTACTTGTAACGATTAAAAAGGAGCTTATGTAGTGGACGTACTACTTTGGATAGCGGCATTGATTATTTTCTTGACGATACCGATGCCACCACAACAAACTATAATCACTGGTAGATTATTGGTAATTGTATTCATAGTAATTTTTATAGCACATGTATTAAAGGTAACACAATGAACAACAGAACTACATTCGGTATGGAAATCCAGGATTTACCTAACTCTTACGTGATCATAGCAGAGAAACATGATGGTAAATTCGAGATTCTAACAAAGAAACTAAACATAAGAGAGGCTCGTAATCACTTGGAGATATTCAATATGCACATAAAAAAAGAGGAGTTTAAGGAGATAAAGAAAGCTTTTATATTTAATTTAAAAGAGGTGGCTTGACAATTTATTTTAGTTGTGATACCCTATCTATACTTAAAGTATTATTGTTTTAAGTATAATAATACTCTAAACAAATATACTTAAAGGAGAGAGACATGAGATGTTATTGTTGTAACAGAGCAGATGCAACGTTCAAAGATGTGAGGATGGACAGATACTACTGTACCTTATGTAAGGATGAGATAAATGTAACTGTCTATAATCAATACGGTTTAGATGATCTGTATAGAGCATTCAAGATAGACGATGTGCAGGGTGAATTAGCATCACTATTTAATTTAAAAGAAAAACATAAAGAATAGTATTTACTTTGTTTGTTTTTCGTAGTAACATATAAGTATGGAGATTAGAAATGTTAGAAGTAGGGGGACTAGTATGGTGGCAATGGTGGATACTTATCATGGTTACTATCAACACAGGCATCAATACGATTTTGTTTTTCAAACACAGGCTCAAGGGTAATAAGAATGATTGATGTAACTTTAATAGATAGTATGGGTAGTGATTTGACTGTAGTTAATGCTGCTCGTGTAAGCTTCAACAAGAAGAGTGAGTGGGATGCAGACAATACACTAACTGTGTCGGACAGTATACTAATATCCTACCTTGCTCGACACAAACACATGTCACCTTTTGGTCATTGCTTTGCAACCTTCCATGTCAGAGCACCAGTGTTTGTAGCAAGGCAGTTAGTTAAACACAAGTTCCTTAGATGGAATGAGGTGAGCCGTAGGTATGTAGATGATGAGCCTGAGTTTTTTTACCCATCTACCAGTGTCACAAAATGGAGAGGACGTGCTGATGATAAGAAACAAGGCAGTCGAGGTGTTGTAGAAATATCAAACAAAGGTATTAGTGCTCTAGCTAAACATGAAATGTGGTGTGTGAAAACTTATAAAAAGTTGTTAGAGGATGGTGTAGCACCAGAGCAAGCACGTATGGTATTACCTCAGAGTACAATGACAGAGTGGTACTGGTCTGGTAGCTTGGATGCTTGGTCAGATATGTGCAGACTACGACAGAGTGAGGACGCACAAGAGGAGACACGTCTAGTTGCTAACTCAATTAGTATGGACATGAGTACTCTTTACCCTAAATCCTGGTTAGCGTTGAGAGATTATACAGAATGAGAAGATATAGAGAAATAGAGTGTCCCATCTGTAAAGAATATTTTAATGCGACTAAATACACAGACTGTCCAAAAGAAAGTTGTAAGTCAATTCAAGATGGTTGGGATGAGGAAACATCCGCACAGATAGAACAAACAAGCAGAGGTTTTAATAGATGACAGAAAACTATTGTACAACAAAAGGATTAGGGTGGGCATTTCTAGTTTGTGTAATATTAATATTAGGCGCACCTGTAGGTATGTGGTTAGCATTGGAAGGTTTGTCATGGTATGAGAAGTTCAACCTGATGAACCCTATGTTCTAATAAGGGATTGTATATGATGAGAGTAATAGAGATAACACACAAGCCATGCCCTCATGTTGAGTGTGATAGTTCAGATGCCTTTGCTTTTAATTCTGAGAAGAAGACAGGGTTCTGTCATAGTTGTGAGAGAACATATCCAATGAAGGGAATGAACTTGAAGTCATGGGCAAAGGATAAGTATCCATTGGAAGAGATAACAAGAACACTAAAGACTACAGAGATAGAAGGACTTGGTGACTACGTTACGTATCGTGGTGTACGTAAAGATGTCATGGAGTTCTTCGGGGTGCAAACATTTGGTTTCAATCAGGTGTACAAATATCCATCAGGATTCAGGAAGGTACGTAACACAAAGGAGAAGAGTTTCAAGACAGACAAAGGCTTCAAGACTGATGAACTCTTCGGCATGGACAAGTTCAATGCAGGTTCATCAAGGTCTGTAGTCGTATGCGAAGGTGAGCTAGATGCTATGTCTGCTTTCCAAATGCTCGACAAGAAATATCCTTGTGTGTCTGTACCAAGTGCAACACCTAATCAGAAACTATGGCAAGGTAAATCAAAGGAGTGGATTGATAGCTTCGACAGGATTGTGTTGTCAGTAGATAACGATGAGGCAGGTAGGGCATTGGCTACTAAGATAGGAGCACTCTTCCCGAAGAAGACTTATCAGATTATACACGACAAGTACAAAGATGCTAACGAGTTTCTTGAGGGCAATGCTAAACCAAGTTACGCTGCAGCATTCTATAATGCGAAGAGGTACACACCAGATAACATTCGTAGTACACCAGAACAGTTCCTTGAGTTGTTCGAGAAACAAGACGATGCTATCTATGTATCAACAGGGATTGAGTCCTTCGATGATGTAGCCTTGGGTCTAATGCAAGGACACTTCACTGTGTTTCAAGCTCCCGAAGGTATAGGTAAGACTGAGTTCATGCGGTACTTGGAACATCACGTACTGACTGAGCACAAGGATATATCCATTGCGATATGTCATCTCGAAGAGACAGAAAAAAGAAGTGTGTTAGGCTTAGTTTCTTATGATCTAAACATGAACTTGACACGTAAAGATTTAATACAAGAACACGACATGGAAGAAGAGGTCAAGCAATCGATCATTGATCTAACCAAAGATGAGAGACTATACCAGTTTCAGATTGCTGTTGACGAAGACCCTATGGACATCTTAGAAAAGATAAGATACTTTAGGGAAGCTTGTGGTGTAAGCTATGTATTCTTTGAACC